CTTTGAACTGTATTTTGAGCTTCTAATCCTTGCATTACCCCTAACACAATACTCATAGTTAAAAGACCTTTTCTAGAGTAATCTTTAAATTTATCTATAACCCTAGTTGCAGTAGCACCTTCAGAAATGTTTGATAGTATATCATTTACTATTTCTTGTTCTTTATCATCTAATTCAATTTCTTTATCTTCATTTAATGAATCTGTTTTAAAAATTGATAAAAAATCATCTACATTTATTTGATATGGGATATAATCTTTAATTGTATCTAAATCTTTATCCCTAATAGCTTGTCTTAAATTAGTAGCAGAAAAATCACCTATTGTACCAGCATCAAATACTTCAACGTGGGGGTATTTTTCTTTATCTAATAATGATTTAAATCTTTCTTCTTCACCTTTACCAAATACTGCTCTTATGTCATGAGTAGGGTTATCCTTAGCATAATCATAAACAGCTTTTACGGGGGTTGGAGTTGGGTGTATTTCAACTTTTTCTAGTTCTGGGATGTTTGTCTTATATAAATCCCATACTTTTTTAGCTTCTTCAAAATCAATATCTTCTCTTTCTTTAGTTGACATAAAAATAATAACTTTATCTGTGCTATCATCCATAGATTTTAAAGCTGTTTCAACATGTCCCTTATGAGGAGGTTTAAAAGCACCTGGGTAGATAGAAACTGTTTCAGTTATTTCCTCTAATAAGATTCTTTCTACTATTTGTTGGACTATTTTTTTTAGGTTCATGAGAAAAACTGTTTTACTTTAGTTTTAGCTTCGTCTTTTGATACTGAATTGGATTTAATATTTTCTACTTTATCAGAGTTAATAAAATCTTCAATTTGTTTGTTTAATTCTGCTTTTTGTTGATCAGATTTTTGTTGTTGTTTATCTGTCTTAGGTTTAGTATCTGTTGGTTTATAAGGAGTAACATATTTGTCTAGTAGATTTTCTAATGATTTTTGGGGTTCACCTTTTTTTAACGCTTTATCATTTATTACAGAAACAAAATTACTACCAAACTCGTTTTTATATAAGTCATAATTTTGAGTTATATTATTCCAAGTTCTCAATACAATAGCAGGTGATAAACTTCTATCCCCACCTTGTGAACGTTGAAATCTTGTTTCATTTCTATCTAATGCTTTTTCTAATGAGGCAAATACATACACCATTAAAATATCATATCCTAAATCTTCTAGTTCCTTTTTTAACCTTAATGTAGGTTTTGAATTAGCTGCTGTACCATCTAATATAAAATTTTTCTTTCCTAATATAATATCTTTCATATAAGGTCGAAATTCTTTATTTGCAGCGGCCATAGCTGATGCTGCTTTGCTTCTTGCCTCAGCATCTGCGTTTTTTAAATCTAAAGATACTCCCATATCTTTTAAATTACGCATATAATAATCATCAACATTTAATATTAAGGCATTATTGACATCTTCAATAAATGAAGATTTACCTGCACCTGGGGAGCCAGCAAGAATTAGGGCTTTAGGATTAACCGAGCGTTCAAGTAATATATCACGTAATTTATACATAGAGTTATATTGTCAACATATAAATATACGAAAAAATAGCGAGGGAGACAAGTTAATTGTCGGGAAATATTGAATTTATTCTTTTTAAAGGAGTTGTATCACTATATATATCTTTTATATACCCTACCAAAATTAATCTATCTTCTTCAGTTCCTGTATCTAATAGGTTTGCTGAGTGGGCATGGGGTGAAGGAAAAACTAAAAGTCTATTAAATTTAGAGGGAATATCTAATTCTTTAATATATTGAGAATTTATATATTGTCTAGCTTCCTTTCCTTTAGTGCTAATAGTTTTATTTTTAAAATCTTCTGATTTAAGTGATGTAAAAGGTCTTGGATCTGGTACTCCTATGTGGTTATTTTTTAAACTATATAAACTGGTGCCACAATTTTTAAAATATTGGTGGTTTAAATAAATTATAAAAGATATATCCGCAGGATCTCTATGTACCCATCCTTCTTCGTATTTGTTTTTTTCTATTGAATCAAAATAAGCTTCAACATAATACCTACTAGGGATGTATTGATAAAAAATACTAAGTATTTTTTTAGATAAGGAAGACATAAAATTAAAATCTATTTCACCTAAATTTTTGGTTCTTACCCCAGGGTATCTTAATAAAGGGTCTGTTTCATATTTAAGAGAGTGAGCCCATTTAACTACCTCATTAGGGTTTATAAAAAAATCATCAATTATAGTAATAGGGTAAGAAAATTTCATTTTCTTTTAATTTTAGTGGGCCATTTTTCTGAAATAGGTTTAAGGTTAGGGTTTTCTAAATCAAATAAAGCTCGTACATGAGAGTACAGTTTTAGGTTTTCTTCCATAGTACGAGGTGATTCATGCACCTCCCATTTTTTTCCTTTAAGTTTTTTACCAGTTTTATCTGGTCCTCTTGATTTGGATTTAAGCCAAAGCACACCAACTCTATCTACTTTTTGATCATAGCATTCTTCGAAACAACGCGTATAAATCGCTGTTTGTAGATCGTACGTCGTCTGTAGGTGGTTTGAGGTTTTTAAGTCGATTACCCACAATTCCCCGTTGATTTTACATACAAGGTCGCATGTCCCTGCTACATTAAGTGTATCTGAGTATAGAAATACTTCTGTTTCTATAAGTTCAGCCCCACTAGTTTCCCAAAATTCTACAAAAGCTAAAAACATTTTCCAAACCTTTAAATCATATTTAGGATTACCATTGTCATCCATTAATTTAATTTCTTTATCTAATAGGTATGCTTCAGCTAGGTTATGGACTATTGTACCTTCATCTGCTGATTTTTTAGCGATATAATCTGCTGACATTCCTACTTTTTTAAGCCATTCTTCAAAATGTCTACCTTTAGGGTAGTACTGTAAAACATAAGTTACAGAAGGATAAGTTTTTTCTCCGTCTTCGTAAAAACGAGAATCATTTGTTGTTATTTGCGTAAATGTTCGATTATACTCCTGTTTAGGAAAATTCGCTTTACGTAAAATCATATGGATAGTTTTAAGTTAATTAGTGATGAAAATGAAAATTCCTGAGATTGTTGGATTTTACTTGTAAATAAAGTAAATCCCATATCAGCAGGGTCTTTATCATCTAAATCTACTACAAATAGTTTTTTTCCCGCTTCTAATAATTGTTTAGCTATTTTATAAGTAGCCTTAACAGCATCTTTATCTAAAGCTAAATAAATTTTTTTAATATCAGATTTAACTAATTTTTTCATTAGTTTATTAGATATATTTTTACCAAATAGAGGTATAGCATTTCTTTTTATAGCTATAGCATCAAAGGCACCTTCACATAAAACAACAGGAATATTCCAGTTTATCATATTTTCAAACCCTATAATATTTTTATCTGAGGAGGGTGCATCATATTTTCTTGAAGGTTCTCTTTCAAATGAACGTGCTATAAAATAATCTAAAATACCCTCATTATTATAAGTAGGTATGATGATTTTATTAGCATAACGTCCATTTTCACAATACCCAATTTGATATTTTAAGATATCAACCATTGTTAATCCTCGTTTTTTTAAATAAGCTAAAGCATGTCTAGCATTTATATCTGATTTGGTGAGGTTATACAAAGGTTTATATTCTTTTGGTAATTCTACGTTACTACTAGCTACTACAGTATCATATTTATCTGTTGTTCCTAGTATATCTTTTAATTGGGTGCGTTTTTGTGTTGAAACTTTTAAACGTTTAAATAAACTAAATAAAGTTTTACCTTTTGCATCACAAACCCAACAATGCCATAAGTTTTCGTTCTTTTTATTTGGAATTAAATTTATTTCTAATTTGGGATTTTTATGATTACATAAAGCACATTTAAAAGCATGGTTACCTCTTGCTGTGGGGTTACTCTTACCTAGAACGGATTCTACTAACCCAAGTAATATTTGGTTTACCATTTAAAAAAACTCAGTTTATAACAATATACATTAAATATTTGGGTTAACCAAATCTTTTCTAAAAAACTTACCAAGTATATTATCATTTATATATTTTGTATTTTCTAATACTTTTCTTTTAAATAAATACCTAGTTTCTAGGTAGGTTAGATGTTTTTTATTAAACGCAAATTCTAAAATTGTTCTCTTAAAATCATTATGTTTATTTTCTTTTAAGAGTTTTTTAATTTTATCATGGCTGCCATAATATGTTAGCCAATCACTTTCTTTTACTATTTTTCTTTTACGTTTAAATCCTTTTAAAGGAGGTAAAGTTCTATTAAATTGTAATACTTTTTTACCTATATATTTTTCATTGGTTGGAATATAAATAACTTCGTATACAAACCCAAATGTGTTTTTGGGCATATCTTCAATTGAATTTATTGGTTTTAATGTAAAACTTTTTTTGTGTTCTTTATATGTCCACATTTATTGATCGTATTTAATAACAAAAGTTGTATCTATATCATTAGATATAGGAATAGGTTGACTAAACTTACCAACCATTAACAATTCATTATTATCATTATATAAACCTATTGTTGTTGAGTATGGCATAAAATCTGAGCCAGTAGCAAAATCTCTTAAGGATCCAGAGCTATTAGTAGTAATAGTTGGGTTTTGGCTCATATTAAATTCAGTAGCACTAACAGTACATACAACCTCATTTTCATAGATTGTATAATTATTTTTGAATAATATTTTATTTGGTCCTACTTCTATTGCCATAATTTATTTATTAACATGGATCTGCTCTATCAATTATTTCACCTTTATTAAAGTTAACATAGTCTCCCTCTGTTGTCTTATACCAACGTCTTCCTAATCCTAAGGGAACATAAGCATAAGGGGTATCGACATGATAATAAACTACTCCTGAAGGGCCAAGTGAGTATGACTTTAAGTTGTTACTACATACCCTATTTAAAGTTCTTGGGTTAATTATATCTGGGGTTTGTAAAGGATAAGATGAATTTGGAAATCCTATACTACCAAATTGTACTGTAGTTAATTCTGTTCCACAAGTTTCATACCCTACAATACGACCTCCACTTAAAATAACATTACGTCCACCCCTTGCTGGTGTTCCACTATATAATGGGTATCTTCCGGATAAACCTGATCCTACTAATCTGTTATCTTTATAAGAAAATGTAGTTCCTGTAGCTTTTTTTCTTCTACAAGCGGATTCTTGGTTAGGGAATGATCCTTTAAGGGTAAATATATCAAGTGTAGGTAAAATACATCCTCCTCTGTTTTGTAAATATCCATCTTGGTTAACTATTAAATATACAGTTGAATCAGTAAGGATATAATTTTTAGTAAATGGAAATGTTGCCTTTGTATCATCTAAAGCATCAGCTCTAGTATCGTATAGGTATCCATTTCTTTTATAATATGTTTTTTCTCTAAAATTTACATTAGTAGCAGCACAGGCTTCATCTTGTGTAGCATAAGGTGTAGAACCAAATTGGAAAGCTACATAAGGTGTAGGATTTGGAGCGGGGCCAGGGCCTGGAGCTGGAGCAGGTAATACTACTGGAACCGGGGCTGGTGGTGTTTGGGTTAATAAAGTAAAAGTTGTTGTTGAAATTGAATCATCAGTGGGTATAACTAATTGTCTAATATCAAATGTTATTCCCTTATCAGGTGTAAAAATTGAACTATTGTCAGTATTATTTGTAGGGGAATCATATCCTCCTCCTGTAGTATAAACTTCTTTTTCTACTCCTATAGATGTTCTTTGAACAAAATTACCATAAGTACTTCTAGACCCTCCTTTTATAGTAACTTTTAAATCGTCAGATCGACCTGTAGCAGTCCATGCACTAGCATCTGGGGCTGTACTATAGTCATAGGTTATAGAATTTCCAGATAATATTTTATAATTTGCGTTACCTCTGGTGCTACGGATTAAAACTTCCATGGGTGATGAAAGGTTATTTTTAAACACAATATTTACACTACCAGATGATATACGTGGTGGTAATAAATCATATGTAAAAGATAAGGGATCAGAATTAGGAGAGGGATCTGGGCCACTACAAGAGGTAAAGGCTTTAAAATATATTGTACCACTTGTAAAAGAGGTTGAAACTGGAATTATAGAGTCTATTGAAGAGGAAAATATTTCTGATGTGCCAAAGTTTGGATCATTAGAAACAGAAGCTGTAATATTATTAGCTGGGTTAAAACCAGATTGTGTTACATAATTTATACCAAATCTTCCTCTACGAGAACCTGTTGTTAAACTAGTTAAAAGTGGAACTAAACAATCTTCAAACCCCGGTTCACAATCAATAGGATTAAATGCTCTATAAAAATAATCTTCATTATATAATGAGGCACTAAAAGGGGCTACAGTTAAATCCTGATCAAAAGATGAAGTTACTACACTACCTGAATCTGGTCCAGAAGTGAAGTATTGCCTTACTGTAGGTGATATTTGGTAGCCTGTATTAGCCATAAATTACGTTATCTATAAAATATTTTCCAATTGATATTGCTCTATTATCCAATTGGGTTTGTGATCCTGATGTTGCTATAGGAGACATAAATAAATAATAAACCCTATTAACATCTCTTATTAAATTTAATTTTCTTGAGAAAATTTCTCCACCTCCTAACCCCGTAGGTAAAGGCATGTCTGCAAATTCATCTTCATTTATTATCATAACATACATAAGGTCATGTTCCATTCGTTGAGATCCGGCATATATATTATAATCTCTATAACTTCCCGTTGTATTTGCTCTTATTCCTATTGGGTCATTTGAATATTGTTCAGCATCTGTATAAGAAAAAACTTCTAAATAATTGATATTATCTACATCTGCAGTCATTAACCATACTTTATCTGTTCTTTGAGTAAAATATTGTGAATTTTCTCCTCCAAAATAACTTGAAGAAACTGAACCACTGAAAATAGACCCACTAGTATATTCTAGGTTTGAACCAGATATAGTATTAATTATATTTCCAAAACTATAATTTTCTCTAAATAAAAGTGAATTAGGCCCTATAAAGCTACCTGTATTACCATATACTGTATCTATAAATTCATTACTACGGGCTATAAAGTTACTACCTGAACCATCTACTATATTTGTTCCTCCACTTCCTGTTAGTGATAAATTTGTAGCACTACCTGTAAATAAATCTCTAATTTCATCTAAACCAACTTGCTTATCAAATTTAAAATTAATATTGGTAGTTAGATCTTCTGTATTAATTTTTGATGCTGTTAAATGTAAAGAATTTATAGAATGGCTAGTACCAAATGCTAAAGAAACATCTACATTTTGTTCAAAGAAATCCATCCTACCATTACCTGTAATAATTGCAGAGTTTGTTACTTCACTTCCTGTTAAATTAGCAGGAACACCAACTACATCACTAGAACCACTAAATTCTCTTCTTAATGTAAAATTATGATTTGAGCCTGTAAATATGTCTATATATAAAGTATCATTTACATTCCAAGCATAACTTCCTGTTGCACTGCCAGAAGTATCTAATTGTACAGGGGTTTCACTTCCAGAATGTATTCTAACTGATACATGTTCAGAGCCTGTTTTTTGATAAAAATTAAGGTTACGTTGTGCTACGCTACCTGTTCCATCTTCACAAAAGGATTCGCTTACTTCCCATGTTCTACCATAAATTTCTAATGTTTGTATTGGGGATGTACATCCTAAATCATCTATTATTTCTATACTACAAGAACCGGAATTTAAACCTTCACCTGTAAGAGCAATTTCAAAATCTGAAACATTACTACTAGAATATTGTGATAAATTGGTAGTTATTTTAGTATTATAATTACTTACACCTCCTGTTAAATTTGTAAAAACAAGAAAGGGATAGTCTACACTTTGAGTATAATCTAGAGAAGCTGTATAAGATATTGGGGTTGAAGAAGTAACTTCATAATTAAATGTGTAACTACATCCATCAGCATCAAACATGTTTAATATATAGGATCCACTAGCTGCGTTAATAACATTTTGAGATGAAGTTGAAAACCCACTAGGTCCGGCCCAACTCCAAGTTAAAGGTTCAGTACCCCCTGTTAAGAAATATTCTGAGGCACTATCTTCTGAATCTAATTCATCTAATATAATTTTACCACTATTAGTTGCAAAACAATCTACGTGTGTAATTGTATAACTTGCTGTTACTGGTATTGTTTTAGTTACTTCTATTAAAGAACTACTAGTACATAAATTAGAATCTTTAAAATATACGGTATATGAACCTACATTTAAATTTGTAAATTCATTTGGTAATGCAAGAGAATTTGAAAATGATGCTGATAATGATGCTGATATAGTTCCAGTTGCTCCACTACCACTTATTATAATACTACCATCATTTGTTCCACAGTTTGAAACATCGTTTTCCCAAACTTTTCCATCTATAGGTATAAAGGAAGTATTTAATGATTGAGTTACAACTTTACCATCATTATCTTTAATACTTAAAACTAATGAACGAGTTGGTGTTAAAGATGCACTTAATATAGGTTGAAATAAATCGTTTGTTGGGGTATAATTCGTTCCATCTATAGACCAACTATAAGGAGGTTGACCTTTATCAATTGAAAAAGTTACGGAAGAAGATAGATTTCCTTCAAAACAAGATTGAGTTATAGATTCAATTGAAGATGATAAAGGTTCTGATGTAATATTTAAAAATATTGAAGCGGTATTACTAGTTAGTCCTAAAGTATTATCTACAGTATACTGTAAACGATATTCACCAGTTGTAACACTGTTTATGTTTGGAGTAATAATTATTTCTCCACTTCCACTTGTACTAAAATCTGGGAATGAATATCCTTCTGGTAAAGAAGTTAGAACTGATCCGGTATTTAAACTAACACAGTCATCAAAATCCCCTTGTAGTGGGGTTAATTTTTTATTTTCTTGGGTGTTTAAAATTGTAATATAATCATTTCGAGCTACAGGAGTACCTTCTATAAAACAAAGATAATCTGAGTTTGTAATTACTGCTATACCATGATTATAAAATATATTTCCTACGGGTATCGCTAAATTTTCACCTGAATAATATCCAGGAGAGGCTGCGTAAAAAGGTTGTCCATATTTAGCAATTACTTTTATATAATCATATATGTTTCCTTGTCCATCATCTGCCATGAAAAAATTAGACCCAGATATAACAAAAGAATTAGGTTGAACTCCTTCACCATATTTGTCTTTTGGAATTGAAACTACTCTAATTTTGGCTGCATTTTCTATAAAATAAATTGCACTACCAAATAAAGCGGCATCATTATCAAAGTCATATTCTACACTTTTAAAGTAAGGGAAATTTCTAAAATTCGGGAAGCTCCCCGAAGCCATTGTGTTTTGAAGATAATTATCAAATGAAGATGTATGCCAAAATTCATTTACATTTTCAGGATATATTAAACCATCTCTTTCAGGATCTTGATCAATTGAAGAAGCAGTTATATAATTTTGATAATATAGATGACGAATTGATTCATAAATCAAACGTCTATAATTTCCATCAGTAGTTATATTATCGTTTACAGGATCAAAAGGTTGATCTGTATTAATAGGAATGTATTCTCCTATATAAGTTTGGATATTATTTTCTGCATACGAAGATGAATCATACTCATACTGTTTATTCGCAGTATAAGGTACTGATTTTATTTCAGCAGGATTTAGTTTTTTGTATGCAAAACCCATTCATTAAAAATCTAATTTTACTCTTACTAGAGCTTCTTTAGTGAAATCTTTTACTAATGGTTTTGATAATTTAGCTACTGATAATAATTCATTACCATCATTATATAAACCTATAGTTGTTATAAAAGTTTGTGGATTATTAATTAAACTTGAATATACAAATTCTCCACTACCACTAATCATAGAAGGGTTAGTTGAATAATTAAAATCAGTATTTCTTACCCTAACAAAAATATAATCAGAAGTAACTGTTTCTTCTGAATTAAGTGAAAAAGTTTGTGCTAATTTAATTGATTCAAATAATTGGCTGTGGTTAGCTACAAGTGCTTCATCTGTTAAGTCATTATTAATGGCTAATCCTAATCCTCCTTCAGACCCAGATAAAGTTAAAGCTCTAGGATTTAATACAATTAAACCAACGTCTGGTAGATATTTTCCATAAGATCCAGAAGGTGTATATCCTGCAGTTGTAGTAGATGCTGAAATAGGTACAGCTGATGTAGCTGAACCATTAGATCCACTTACAATATCAAATACACGACCTGCGTCCGTATAAGTTAATGTAGTTACATCTTTAGAATTATCTGTTAATTGTAAGCGTGTTACTTCTGTTCCATCTGAACCAGATAAAACAAGATTAAAGGTACCAGGGAATAGTTTTTCTTTATATCTTGCTCTATTAACATTTAATACATAAATGTCTCTTGAATTTGTATTTCCAGTTCCAAAACTGAAATTTGTATTTTCATCTCCATTTATTAAAGTTCTAAACTGACCATAGGTTACTTTAGATGGAGAACTTCCTGTTACTAGATTATTATAAGGAGCAGACCCTGAACCTTCTGTTTCTCCATATGCAATTGCAAATTGTACTTCAGCATCACTACGGAGTGAACCTGTTTGAAAAACATCTAAATATGTGTTAAATGAAGATGTGGCTGAAGATGTAAAGAATTGGTTTAAGGTAGGTGTTTGACCTGTCCATAGAGTAGAAGTAATCGAATCTGCACTTACTACAAAATCACTAGCGTTTAAACTTACAAAGCTCATATTATGATGTTATTTTTGTTATGTTAAGTGGGATTGTTAATCTTGCTCCTGAATCTCTACCTGTTACTGTTAAAATAGTATTTAAAGTATTTGATGTTCCAAATAATGTATTAACTGTGGTTGCAGTTAAATTAATTGTAGTACCAATTACTGTTCTAGATACATTTGTACCTACAGTAGTTGTTGCGTTTAGATTAGCAGCTGTAGCTGTATTTACACCTACTCCTTCAAAATTAGATAAAGTTCTTGAATCTCCGATTGTGGCTGTGTATCCACTTGCTTCGAATGTTGAATCTGTACCTAAATAATTTAATGATTGTGGTGTAATAGATAATGAAGCACCTTGTTTTAGAGTAATAGTTGTATATCCTAACTCTAATACAGGTAGTTTAGCTGTTCCTCTAGGTAGAGTTAACAACTTATATTTCATTGTTTGTGTTTCATCAGGGAATGCTTCAAGAATAGGCATATTTTCTATTGCCTCTCCATAAAAAGCAGAACCAGATGGGTGGTTTGGATTATACAAGGTATAATCAATTTCGTCATCCGCTAAAGAGAATTGTGTAATTCTAAATGAGCCATCATTTCGTGCTAACAGTTCTCGCCCTTTTTTAGTAAGGATGGCATCAACAGTAACTGTATTATTATTTAAATATCCCATGGTTTATTTTCGTTGTATATAAATATAGTGTTTTTTAGATTTTATGATATTAAATTCTGTGATTTAAGTTCTTTTACAATATTACCTGCTTTATCTTGTAAAGATTTAGGTATATCGGCAGGTAGTACAATTCCTGAAGAAGTTCTACCTGGTTGTTTTGCAAAATCAAGTACAATATTTGTTTCATCTTGCACTTTTTTTAGTATAACAAACCTTTTTATTTGTTTAGCATCTTCAGGTAAAGTTGCTCCTGGAAAATCTTCACAGGCTCTAGCTGGGATGTCTTTGTCAAACTCAATTGCTAAACGGTTTGTATTTGTTACTTCGTCTCTTGGTATAACGTTTACACGTTTTACTTGACGTTCAAATTCTTTAGGAAATATTCCACTTCCTGTTCCTGGTTCGCCTGCACCTACATCTACAAACCTAAATAAATCTCCTTTTTGAATTGAAAAAGCTTCATCTATCACACCATATGAATCTGAACCACTAATAAAGACTGATGAGGTTTGGATTATGTTTTCATACCAATAAGACATTGAAACAGAGGCAGTTAATATATTAAATGAACCTGTATTATTTCTTACAAAGAAAGCATCATTTTCAGCATTATCACCACCGTCTGTAATACTTGAAGTTAATGAAGTTACAGGGTCAGAAGGGAAATAATAGGTAAATTTAGGTTCTGAATGGTTAGCTGCCTCTTGACCTATAGTAATTGAAGCACTTATAATTTGTGGAGTTGAAAAACTGGTTTCAAACCTACCACCCATAGCAGAAGGTGAATCATTTATTATAGCTGATATTTCATTTGTGTTTTTAGGTAAGATAACAGAATTAGTTACATGATACGTAGCTTTTAATAAAGCAAAATCACCTAAATCAGTTGATGAAGATAGTATAGGTTGTGAACCATTAAAGGGATTCCAAGTTATATCGTCAAATGAAGCTGATGTGTTTTTAGGAATGTTAATTTCAAGTTCAACTTGACCCTCAACATTAATTAATAGATCATTATCCCACCAAATTGTAGATTGGTTTATAGGGGCATTTCGAGTTAATTTTATAGAAGGATAACCTCCTACATTAACTACATTACTACCACTTGTTATTTTAACCGTACCTAAATTAAAGTTTCCTATTTGGATAAAATCTCCTCCTAGACTAGTAGGTACTTCTCTTAAATCTTCTTTTGTAATATTTGATACAGATCCAGAAGTAAAATTATATATTAAGCTAGAACTTCCCGTTGGGTTTTGTAAACAAGGCAAATATCTAAAGCCACCAGCATACACAGGTTTTAACCCATCAAGGTATTTTTGGTCTGAAAATAATTGGTTATCATCTAAGGATATATTGGCTTCTTTATTAGCATTAAATATATTTTGTACCTCAAATATTGTTTCATTTTTACGAGTTAATTCAGTAACATTTGATCTTCCATCAATTAAATATTTTATATAAACATTTGATCTATCTGGGAAGAATGATCCTGTTTCTACTACTTCTTGGAAGTAAGCAAATTTAAGTGAGTTTAGATCAATTGCAGCTGTTTGACCGTATGAACTATCCCCTATAGTATAAACATTATATAATTGGGATATATTTTTACTACCTAAATAACGAGGATTAATATTACGTAATAAAGTATAGTTACTATCTTGAATGGGAGCATCTAAAAAGGGTGTATCGGCTTCTGTTATTTCTCCAAAGGATCTACTTGTAATAAACCCAATATTAACTGGTGTTATTATGTTAGAAGAATAATCTAAATCCATATATTGGGTAGATTTTCTAGCTTCTGAAATGTTATTAAGGGTTGGGTTTAATGGTATAGCAGAGTAAGATAGTGAAGAACTAAAATCAATTTTAGTATTAAAATAACTTAGTTCTGTTACTATACTTGTTGTAGGTTGAGAATAGACTGTTAATTCACTACCACTATATTCCCCCGTAAAAGGTTCTCTATTGTCTGTAAAGTTATAAACTACACCCGAAGCTGTAATTGTATTTGCAGAACTTGATGGGATTAAAACTTCACCTGTATAGGTTGTGTTTAAAGGTATTCCCATTGGGGTTGAACCTGTTATACTAACTACTTCAAAAGACCCACTATGATCTACATATGTAAATGAAGGTTCAAAACGTTGTTGTTTAGTTCTTTCTAAAATTGTAGGTTTAATTACTAAACCAGTATTAAGTTGTGTTTTAGCAGGAACAAAATCCTTTAGCATTTTAAATAAAGAACTATCAAAATAAGATAGTAATTTAACTGATTCTAAAACACTAGTTTTTTTATAATATTTTTTAAAGTAAAAATCTTTTAACTCCTCTAATTTAGGGTAAGTTAATGAACTTGAATTTGTTGGATCACCTATATAATCATCAATATCAAACCAACCCATTTGGTTTTCTATATCTCTATCTACACTATCTTGTGGTGAAATAGCAATTTGAGCTACATCTAAATCAGCAGTATAATCTATACGTGAACTACTTAAAGTGTTTTGTTGTACAGAAACGTAAGCTGAAAGTGTTGAACCTGAAATTATTTCATTATTTGTTATTCTAATTTTATTTTCATTTGGGGTAAAAGCACCTATATCAGGACCTTGAATTATATCTATTTTACTTTCCGATACAAAACTATTTGTTGTAAAATTAGTTATAATACCATAATTTACAGTTGAAGACCCCGTACCTAGAAAAGATGCTGTAGGTGCAACTGACCCAGTAACCATAGGGTGTACTGAGGTTACTTTATTATCTCCATCTGAGCCCGAAATGAAATCATAATTACCTAGAGGTAAACGGTATATTAAATCATAATATGAAGAGGTAATATTATTACCAGCATATGAGGTTGGGTTTAGTACATGTTGGTCAAATGCTGATTGGGATATGTTTGTAATCCAATATCTAAATTCTTGATATTCACCGTCAAAAATAACTCCATCAGGTGCTATAACGTTACTACTACTTGCTCCTCCTAAATAACCATGTAATTGTTGGTTGCCTGAGGTAAATGTATAATTTGACCATCCTTCATTATATGAAGCGGAGGTTGTTCCACTTATAAATAAACTTGAAGATCCCCATTGTTCTATAAATCCACTATGTCCATCATATTTACCTTGTTTTACTATAAGTTCATATTGTGCATCTGAACCTGTATCATTTAAATTCATTTTAGAAGGTCTTCTATCTAATTTTAAATTAAAAAAACTACCAGTAAAGAAAGGTAAGAAAATAGGAGATGTAGAGGTATGACCTTGTGAACCAGATAAAATAAATCTTAATTCTCCATAATGATCATAAACACCACTTGAAGTAGCAATTGATTCAGAAGGATATAAAAGTTGAATACCAAACTGAGATGATGAATCACTATTATTTACTTGAAATATAGATTGTGTATGGTGAGAAGCAGAAGGGATACTAGATGCTTTAAATCTAAATTCAATTGTGTCTGGTACTTGATCTTCAGCTAATACTCCGTTCCACCAACCTTCAATGTTGTTCCAATCGACATCCATTTCCTCCCATTTATCTCCTACCATAGGCATAATAGCAGGTAACCAAGGAACTTCAACTACACTAGAAGTATTTGTAGATAAAGCGTAAACATGGTTCTCATAAAATTGAGTAGGTTGTTGTACATTTTTTTCTATACCACCATACTCTTGTATTCTTAAAATAGTATCTTCAATACCAAAACAGTTTAAAAGTGCTCTTAAACCTCTATAGGATCCACGAGTTTTTAAAAGATAAGGTAAATTATGATATATACGTTTATATATTTCTTTATTTACATCATCATATAAAATAGGTTCGTTGGAAGCAGATATATAATTTTCTATTCTGTAAGATCCAGTTTCGGGAACTATTGATCCTGAAGGGCCTAATCCTGTAAAAGCAGAGAATAAATTATCATTTGTTTTATTTGAAGTGTATAATTTAATACCTAAAGAGCGAAGTGAATCAGCTACTAAATCTTTTGAAATACCATGATCTATCCTATTATCTGCATCTTTTAAATCTCCAATTGCTCTAGTGTAGGTCCAAATGTAGTCAAAATGTTGACCTAACATTGCTACAAGTAGCTCTAAGTTTTGGTTTTGGGGATCTTCTTTTACATATGCTGGGAGAGTGTTCCAGATATAATTTCTATTGCTTCCATCATATAACGAAGCGGATAATATTTGTCCTCCATAATAACCATTTTCTTCATCTATTGATCCATACCATTCAAGTGAAGCAGTAGCAGATATAGTTAAATTATTATAAGGTAAAGTATTATTTGATTTAGGCCAAGCTTTACTTCCAGATTCAAAGTATAGGTAATATTCATAGTTATCAAACTGCTCAATTAATATATCTATATTTTCTTGAATTGTGGCTTTAGAAGCTGAAATAGCAGATTGGTCTGTTAAAGGATCAAGAGCATTTAATTGGTTTAAATCACTTTGATAATTTTGTACTTGAGTTAATTTATATTTAAAGTTTTCTAACCTTTCATATGCAGAAGAAAAATGTACAAAATTAGTATAGTTAGTATGGTTAATATTAATACTAACACTTTTTTCTTCTAATATGGATTTTACTTGTTGATACGAAGAAGTTAATTCTGTATCTAATATTTCATTTAAATTAAAATAAGTAGTAGGTACATTAGTTGTACTGTTTAATTCAATATTAGTATTTGGACCTCTTAAATATTCAGATTCTTCTTCTTCTTCAGCTTCAAATTCAATATTAACATTAAAGGCATAAGGATCAGATACTTGTTCTACAATCCATAAAGTATCTTTTATATTATAATTTGATGGTAGAGGTTCATATAGTTTAATAAAAATACCAGGTTCAGAAGTATTATTAGTATCTAATAAACTATTAACTCCAATTACTGTTTCGTTATTTCCAAAGTTAAGAAGGAAATCAGAATAAAAACTCTTTGAATTTTTAGAAGTAAGATAATTTAAATAAGAAGTACTTACAGCATTATAAGATAAATCATTTGTAACAATTTTAATCTCTGTTCTGTCTGAAGATATTTCTTTAATGTAATATCTAGTACTTGGATTACTTAAAAATATAGGTCTATAAAAATAATATACAGTATTGTATTTTCCTATATCAAATCCTGAATTTTTAGTGTCTTGAGAAGGATCTAGATATACTGTATCAAATAAATTTGAATCTTCAACTGTGTTTTGGATTCTATAATTCTTAAAATCATAGTTTATTGCTAATAATTGATTGGTAGCAGAATAAATTTGATATTCTACTATATCCTGTTCAGCACCAAATTCACGATTGATAGAAAACTCATTTAACAAGTTAACATCCTGTGTGGTATAGTCCTGTGAAATATAAGGATCTAATGGGTTGTATACAACACTCGTTTTTTCCATACTATATTGTAGTACTTAAGTTTACAATTTCTTGTTGTGAAGTTATTAGTTGAGTTCTTAAATCATTAATTTCATCAAGTAAAGCTTGAATCTCTTCTGATTGTCCAACTACACCTACATATCCTGCACTTCTGTTTATTAATTCTTCATGAGAACCAAAACTGCCTTTTTGTGGTATTTCAAAAAATAAACGATCATATTCAGCAAAAAATTCAGCAACAGTTATAGGGTCTTCAATAACTACTTCTTGTTCATTTTGAACTAATTGTTTAAATTCTATGTCTACAACATTAGGGTAGGATACTTTTCCAAATACCTGTTTGTTAAGCTTTGCTTCTTGTTTAGCCATTATCTAATTATTTTAAAATAATTACCTTTATCCTCAATTACTAGAGTTTCATCTCCAATAATAGTCTTAATCATTAATTGGTAGTATCTTTCGGGTTCTAACCCATCCATATAAACCGTAAAGTAATTACTCCCACTATCAGCACTTATTTTAGTATATGAAGTATCAAAATCAACCACCATTTCATCTGTTTTAGCATCTTTTAATCCCCAATATGAAGATGTAGGTAGTGCTTTAGCATTTAAATATACTGAACTGGTTTGGAAAGTCCTAGTAGGATATTTGTCTCTTGCTTTTACTCTAAAATTATATATCCCACTGTCTTCAAATTCACTTTTTAGGTTTGTGAAAGAAACTACAACATCACTTGAAGTTACTAAAGGTAAGGGTGTAGCATGTGAACTATCATCCCATTTAAACTCAACTTCAGGTGGGTATATAGTATGAGTGTCCATAGAGAAATATTGAGTTTGAACATATGAAGATGAAAATTCAATACTTGCACTATGTTTAACAATAAATCCATCATTTACTACTGATCCACTATTCCATTCTTGGATAATATTAGTAACATCCATTGAGATATCTTTATCACTTACATAAGTAAAGTCTTGAGATGCGGATGATTTATTTGTATACCAATCCCCCCCATTTGAAGTCCAAGCTCTTGAACCAGATTCTCCTTTCCAACCCCATGAACATCCATCTTTTGTTTTAGGATTATCATTTACTCTACCAGTTCCCATATCCCATGTTCCTGAAATAGGATACGATTCTAGGGTATAATTTAATGGTGCATTTTCAGCATTTGCAAGGTATAATTTTAAGTTACTTTGGAATGCCGAACCACTTATTGTATTGTTTATAATATTGCTTATATCCGTTGATTTGAATTGAATTAAGGCACGTGTAACAGCAGGTAAGTCTCCTGCAGCTGAAGAGTTAATGTTAATTCCATTATAATTGGAAATGTCTAATATTTCATCTCTACCGGTGTTTTGAGCAGGGTATTGAGATAATATAAAAGTATCTTTTTCGGGAAATATTTTATATACTGCCATTTTTTTAGTTTGTTACTATTCGTCCTTTAATATCACTTTCTGGGTATCTTAATTCAAATATTGAAGGATCTAAAGATGGATATAAAATTCCATTTATAGTTGATCCTTTTATATCATAAGCATATTTTGAATAACCCATAGATTCTCCTACTTTATTTATAATTTGTAAAGATTTAACAGTTTGAACACCTTCTATATTATCAAGTACATTAAGAACACTATTCATTAATATAGGTTGATTAATTTGCCATTTATTAGTATTAAAATAATCTTTAAGAGCATCAATACAATTATTAATAATTAACCTATTATTAAAATTAGGTTGAATTATAACATCAAATTCAACTCCAATATTAATTACAAATGCATCTTTAATTCTAAGAGCATCAGTTAACATTCTATATTCACCTAAAAATGTTCTTAGGTTTTCTTTTAAAGCGGGATCTGCAACTACAAGATTATCTTGAGAATTATTAGATAAAAGATATAATGTTAATGCATTTGTGTCATATCTTTCTTCTTGTGAAGTTGTTTTATTATTATTTTCTTGTGTTACATATACTTTAGAAACTTTTCCGAATTTTGGAGGTAAGGATAAAGCCCTAATAGCATAATCATCTTTAGTTACTGTTCTTAATTGGGTAGGATATTGAGCTATTGATTTTCTTCTTATATCTTCATTTGTATCTCCATCTCCTCCTCCAATAGCTGGTTTTGTATTGGTAAATGCTAATGAGCTTCTAACTGTAGATTGTAAGGTTGAATCTAAATTAGATCCAAAAAATGTTACGGTACCAGAAGATAATATTGTTAGAGATTGTGCTGTAACATTAGAGGTAGCTCCTCCTCCTACAAGGTATTCTATAGTCAATGTAGTATTTGAAGGTGCTAAACCATAAGTTTTAGTATATAAAAAATTGGCTGGATCCCAAGCTGTTGTTAATTTTTCTGTTCCATAAGGTAATCCTAAACCTATATTGTCTGAATTAGGTGTTATAATTTCATCTGGGTTTGAAGAAACTCCTGGACCAAATTGTATTTCTAGTGATTGATTTGTTTTAAAACGTTTGATAAATCTACGAGGAACTTTCTTAATTTTTAAAAGATAAGGTGTAGTTTCATCATATTGGTTTAATATTGGGTCATTGGATGCTATATTAGTTACAGGGTCAAAAATTGTTTCTTGGGCTAGATAAGGTACTTCATACCATCTATTTGAATCACTATCTGTAACTTTAACTACCTCAATTATATTAGTATCTTCTACATCAATAGTAGAAAATTTTTGAGGATTAGTAAATGAAAAAGTTTTAGTTTTAAGTGTACCAGCAGTTGCCTTTGCTTTTTTCTTTAATAAATAAAAGTTAGGTTGATTATTTGAATCTATAGAGTAAACAGATATATCCGTTGGATCTGCACTTCCAGATATTGTAAAATCAACTTTATTTTCTATGTAAAAATAAACACTTGTATCATTTGAAGATTGTAATTGTGCACCTTCAGATAATATCATTGCATAATTAAAATCAGGTTGAACTAAACCCCCTTCTGTAGTTGAAGGTAAAGTTTGATAAATATCTACATCAACAGTAGATGCATTTGTTACTTGAGGAAAATAACCATTAGTATAAGCTAAAGAAAGTAAACTATCTCTTTGCTTAGCATATTCTAAAAAATTTTCTTGAATTTGGTTATCACCATAGTAAGATAAAACATCTCCTACATAGGAAGCCATTTCAATTAACATCAACCCAGCAGATGTATCTGAAAAGTCATTATAAGTTTCTGGGTAATAGACTTGAGCGAATTCAAGTAATTTTTGCTTAAATCCGTCAAAATCTTTATTTAAATATTGTATCTGTTTAGACTCCGCCATTGTTAAGATTTATTTGTATTTCGTCTTCTATATTTGTGTTAACTACAGTATATTTTAAATATATCATAATAGTTTTTGAATCAGGTTCTAATTCAATATTTAAATTTTCTACTGTAATTGTAGGAAAATATAAATCTATTCCACCATAAATTAAATTTTCAATTTCATCTACCCTTGCTTCTGTTATTTGATTAAACAATGTTCCAGGTTCACCAATTGGATCGTCTAAAGAGGGTGCTAAACCAAGTAACCCAGCTCCAAATCCAGGGTTCATTACTCTTTCTCTTTTACCTGTTAATATAAAATTTAATAGGTTAGATTTAATAGCATCTTGAGTGGTATAGGTTGAATTAATACCTGTAGGACCATTAAATGGAATAGATATTCCTACACCCGTAGATGGTTTTAAATCTAAAACGTCAATATTTTTAAATATATAAGCCATTATATTTTACCTGATTCTTTCATTTTGCCCATTAAACCTGAAAAGTCTGGTACAGCATCAATTGATACTTGGTTTATATCAGATGTTTTAGGTTGTGAGGCCATCATTTCATCTACAGAATTAACTACTTTTGTAGGTGCCCCAGGCATACCGCCTTGGAATCCTACAGCATCTTGTGATGACATTCCACCATTAAGATTTCTCCACCCTCCTTCTTCATGGGTTTGGTTTAAAACACTAGCTAAAGCACCAACTCCTTCAAATAAAGGTGCTGTTGGTTTTTTAGGTTGTTGAGGAGTACTTTCTTGAATTGTTTCTGTTAGTTCAGATAATGACTGTTTTTGAACTTTTTGTTCTACAACCGGCTTCTGAATTGTTTTATTTTTAGTGATAGGAGTACTCATAATTAATGAAAGTTCTTCTTTAATTACACCTCTTACCTCTTCTCGAATTATTTTTCTAAAAGCTTCTATTTTCATGATTATAAATATTTATATATTATTTTTTTCTTCCGCGTTTGCGTTTAACTTTAACTTTAGTTCCATCTATAGTAATACGATATTCTTCTCTAATTTCTTCTTGAGAAATACCAAATTCAACCTCTGTTTCAGTATATCTTTGTCTTAAAAGTAATCTTATCCATTTTGGTAATTCTTGTTCTACAATTGTTTCAAAATATTCTTCAAAAGGTGGTGGTGTTGTTTTAGTACCTGCAGACCTAGCTACTAAAATTTCCCAATCACTTCTTGCTTTTCCTTCTAAACCACCATACCATTGTGTTGTTTTTCTATTAATTTCATTTACTTTATCCGGGTTTGGATCTATTTCACTTAAAATCGACTCTTTTAAAGTAGCTATAAGTTCTGCCTCGGATAAATTTTCTACTCCAGGTTGACTTAAAATTGATGAAATTTGATTAGATGAAGCTCCACTTAAAATATTATATGAATTTTGAATTTTTGCTAATGATGGGTTAGATGCAATAAATTCATTTAATGGTTCTTGTATTAAAACTTGTGTATCAATTGGTCTTTGTTTAACTGAAGGGTTTGGGGTTGAAGAAGCAGGGATTGTTCCTTCAGCTGCCATTGGAATATAATCTTCATTTCCTGTTCTTATTTCCGTAGGAGTAACATCATTGTTATTTTTAAGTCCAGGTAAAGAGGCTGCCCTATTTGATTGTTCTGCTTTAAGGTTAGATATAGCTAGGGAGTTTGCCCCTGTTGTTTTTGCTAATTCAATTGCTGAATCGTCATCTATTTGGTTAGAGTCTTTATCTGGGGTGTTAATTCCCATAGTACCATCATTTGTATTACGTTTTAGCTGAAGTTTTAATTCTTGGATTATGGTTGAAATATCAGTTGAAAAAGTAAGTTCAGTAGCAACTGTTATTTTACCAGCTGAATCTAAAGCTATACCTCTTCTTCTAATTAGAGAATTACTATTTTTATCTATAGGTCTTTCTTCTTGGATTTTTAAGGTATATCCTAAATAAAATTCTGCAAAATTACCAAATCTATCTTCAGGGTCAGCGGGCTTAGGTTGTATTTTAAAGAAATTCTCTTCCGCTGCTTCAAGTAATCCTCTATTTTTATCAGTAAATTTATTATAAGTATAATACTGAAGTTGATTACCTTCAGCAAATAAATCTCTTAAATCCTGACCTCTAGCATCATCAAATACAATACCGGTTGCTCCAGAAGTTAACTTTCCATTAAATACTATGTTTCCATCTCCATCAAACCCGTAAACTGATCCTGGTAGAAACATTAGGGATCCATCCTCTAGTGTTAAAATGGTTACATTATCATCAGTAGCGTTAATTAAGTTAGTTACGGCTTGAGATTGTTGGAAGGTTTTTACTCCTTTATTTGGTGTAACTGTAAGTAATGATTGTAAAGCTGTAAAAGAATTTCTTAAAGCACCATTTAAGGAATTAGTTAATTCTTCAGGAGTATTATTACAACTATCTAATTTTTCTTGAAATTTAGCAGTTTCTTTAATGAATACTGTTAGAAATCTTTTAATTAATTCTAAACTGCTTATTAAAGCATCTACAATTTTTGCTGCTTTATCTAAAAAATCAATGGCCGTTCCAAGGGCTTGTTCAACCCATTCTAGTTTTTCTGTTATAACTTGAATAGCTCCTACAGGTATAAAGGCGGCTGGTAAGAATTTTATAACAGCTTTTACTACTTTAATTACTATCTTTAGTACCTTAAGTATAGTTGAAATTGTTTTTAAGATTTGGCTAACAGTACGTAGTAAAGCTAAAACCATAGTAATAGTTCCTTCTATAAACTTAGCAAACTTAACTATAATACCTACAAATGCTGCTAACTGATCGTAAGGTATAGCATCTACTAAAAGGTTATTTACATCTTCAATTTCTTTTTTAAATTTTTCTTCTATAAAAGAAGTTACATTTGTAAAAGGAAGAATTTTATTTTGAAGATCTTTTAAAACTCTTACCCTATCGATTACTTCTTGAGCCGAAAGACCTCCAGCTAATGCTGCTTGGACTCCTCCCGCTTCAGTAGCTACAGCTCCAAGTGTAGGTGAAGTTTGATCAACTGAATTTAGAAATACTTGAAAAGGTTCTTTAAGTTTGCCTATAAAAGGAATTGTACTTGGTAATGCATTAACATTATTTCTTAGATCTTCTACTCCTAGTTCTCTTATAGCATTATTTAACCCATTTAATTCAGTAGCTAATTCCCTTACATCTGTAGCAGAGGGATCAGATTCAAATTCAATTTTAAAAAATTCAAATCCTCTAGGAATTGGATCCTTATTAGCATCTACTTGGGTATTTCCATTTTTATCTTTTATATAAGGAGGTTCTGCAGGTGATATACTTGTTACTTCAATTTGATATCCAACCCCAAAGGCAGAATCATCAAGCCCTCCTACATCTTCAGATGTAATAGGGAAAGACCTTAAAACGTTACCTATCATTTTAGATCCTACTTTAGGGTCATCAACTTGTTTAACTATTACTTGTGATCCTTTATGAATAGGAGCTTGTATATCTCCTCCAGGTTGATCTGATGTTATTACTACAGCTATATTTCCTATTTGAAAGGGGATTAAGACAGGGGCATCTGGGTCTAAAGGATCAGGGATACCAAAAACTCCTTCTGCATTTTGATTTCCTTGTATAAATTGAAATTTTTTAAATAGGTTTAATAAATCCCCTACTTTACCTTCAAACTTAGCTATTCCATCAGCAACTTTACTTCCTGGAGGGAAGGCTTGTGTGGCAAGAAATTGGAGTGGACTACATACATTATATGTATTAAATACTTTAATTGTGGATGTTATAGGGACAATTCCGGGGTTGTTTCTAATATTTTTAATCCCTTTTATAAATTGTTGTCTTTCTTGTGAATCTGAAAAATTAACAAAGGTTGTTGCAGTTTTTCCTTTACCATAAATGATCTCTGTAGTAGTACGTTTAAGTCCTTTTATAAACTTAGTAGTAGAATCATCTGCTTTGTTAACTGATTTTTTTAGTCCGTTAGGCATTACTTGGTAAAATTAGTTTTTGATAATATGTCTGATAACCCATCGTTTAGACCCTTAAATGCTTTTTCCATACCAACTGCTGCTGTTACTACTGATGTTATTTGTGTATTGTTACTATCAACTGCCTCTTTCATATCCCTTACTACTAGTTCTGTCATAATAATACAAAATTCATTTAATAGATTTGCTAATTCATCTCCTTTTACTAAGGGGTGTGAAGCATCTAAACCTAACCTAATTTCAGGTGAATTTATAATACACATACCATTACTATCCAAATTAATAGTTCCACTAGATGATATACCTACTGCTTTTTTTCCTATAATAAACGTTGAATCTTCCTTTGAATTAATTAAAACTCTACCTGAATCTATAATTATTTGGTTACCTCTATAAGGAAATTCAGGTTGATATGGGGTAATCTTTTTAGTAGGTGTTTTTTCTTTTACTTTGGCTTGGCTAGTTGCTTTAGTAGCTTCTGCTTCATTAATAGGAACATCAGAGGACTCTAATTCAGGCACTTCTATTTCAGGAACATCTACTGTTAAGTTTTTTGTTTTTGCTAAAGCTTTTTTTCTTTTTCTTGATCCAAATAAGGCATATGTCATTCCCTCAGGCACACCTAAAGATTGTTGATAAAAATCAACTAATTGGTTAAATATGTCAAATATAATATCAATCATTAGATCCTGTATTTTCTGTTGGTTCTTTTGGTTCTACATTTACTATATCAGAAACACTACCTGTAGAATCTGCTTCTTTTGCACTTATAGTAGGACCATTTAATGGTATTTCTTGCAATATTTTCGTAGTACTAGCAATAGGTGTAGCATCTACACCAAAAGATGCGAAATTTGTTGAAGCTAATGCAACTGGTATGGTTTGTCCTGAAGTGAGATAAATTGATGAATCGTCAGTTTGAATGTCTTCATATATAGGAAACCAATTATTGAAAGCATCTTCTACACCTTGTCCGTTTCTTAATATAGTAATAGGTTTTCCATCTGAACCTTCTTGACTCCATGGACTTTGAGTATTACTACCTGATACTCTAGCTGTAGATGAAAATCTTAATGAATTTCCAAAACGCCCTTCCATTAAAACATCACCTTCTACAGGATATAAATTACGTATTGTAGATTTTTCTACAAAAGTTTTACCAGGTAGGGGTTCTGTTATTACTTGTTCTTCTGTGTTTTGAATACCTTCTGCTACAGTTTCTGTATTAATATTATTTTTAGTATCTGAAGCTGAGCTATTAATTGAAGGTAACATATTTAGGTGACTTCTATTCCAAACGGTAGTTGTTGAATAAAAATATTGGATAGAATCACTATCTCCAGATTGGAGTGATTTTGGAGAAGGGCCTGAATGTATTAAGACAATCTCATGTAATGCAGGGATTTTTTTTATATTATTATCTAAAGGAATAGCTATACTACCTTGTGGGAAAGTAGTTCCGGGGTTATTAGATGAACGGTTTAAAGTTTCAAATTTAATACACCCAATATTAGCCCAACCACCTGAGGTTTGGAATATAGATTGTCCTTCACCCGATGGTTCTATATTAACATCAATAACCCTAGCAAAAAATGATTTACTACTATCTAAATTTGATAGTAAAGGGGTTTTTGAGGCAATAGCAGAGTTCCCTAAAGTAGGAAAATTTTTACTCATTAGCTATTTGTTCTATTTTTACTTCTTCTACTTTTTGATCTAATTCTTGGAGAGAGCTAAATAACATTTCTTTATCTTCATCTGAAAGAATTTCATCGGTATCAGCCATTTTACTATTCATAGCACGTTGGACAATACCAGCCATTTTAATTAGAGCATCATCATTTTTAATAGCCAACTCCATATATTCTTTAATTAATGGAACAATCATTGTTGCTTCACCAGGGGAAGTAATTAAGGGTTTTAATCCTTCTATTAAAGAACGAAGTTGAACCTCTTTGTCTTTTTGGTTTACGTGTATTTCTTTTAGGAGATCAGAGAAACTTTTCTTCCCAAATAACGTTACTTGTTGAAAATCCATAAGCTGTGCTTTGGATATAAATATAGATATATTAGAAGTTTAATACCTCATACTAACATACCCATGTTCAACATATTGGACCATTAGTTTTTTATATATCTTCCTCATTTTTTTTATTACTTTAGTAATTTGTGGAGTAGCTTGATCTGTCATTTCCCTTATATAGATGTATATAGCTTTTTTATTAAATAATTCTATATTTTCTCTTTTACGAAATAATTCTATTATAGCGTCAGCTGTTTTAGCATCTTCTTCTTTTGGGAAATGAGAAAATAAATGTAAATCCATATATTTAATTAAAAATTCTATAAATTCAGTTGCTTCATCTTTATTTTTATCAAGAAACTTTGAATTGTTAACTAGGTCAATTGTTATTGATTGGTCTTTATCAATTGCATCTACTTCGGCTCTTTGTTTTAGTTTTTTATAATTGTTGTTATTATAAAGAATTAAATAGCGTTTTGCTATAGTACCAAAATATGAAAAAGCCTTACCTTTTTCTTGCTTATATAAGTGAAGTTTCTCTAAAAGAAAAGCAGTTACTTCATGTTGCAACTCACCTATGGTATCTACTTCTGTATAGTAGAATTTGAATGTGTGAATAATATTTTCTGTTAACTTATGAAAACCATACCATATACGTTCATTATATATTTTATTACGTTTATCTTGGTCTTTAGTATTCAAATACTCTATAATAGCTTCTTCAGTATCAGCAGTAAAGTATTGGTTTTTAGTTTTAGGTCTTCTTTGTCTTAAAGTACCTTTTTTTGTATATTGGGGTCCTTCATCTTTTTGAGGTACAGCTAGAATTTTACCCTCAAGAGATTCGTCTAATGGTGCAATCATTTATTTGTTAATATTGTACTCGTTTATAAGCTCTTGAATCTCTTTTATGCCTTTAAAAAACCACCCTATTTCATCATCTGATTCAAATATTTGTTTTGAATCAATTTCTTTAATTTTACGATCTGATTCGGACATTATAGTAGATATAGTTTCTATATAAGTGTCCCTTTTAACTATTGCATCTTCTAGTTTTTCATTTTTTTTCATCAAATTCCAAATAATATAGGAAATTGTTCCGAAAATAAGAAGGCCAACATTAATTAAAATCAAATTGTAAGTTTGGATAATTTCTAACATTTAGAGATTCTTTACTAAATTCATTAAATTGTCATTATTAGAACCTATTTTATCTAAGTTATTATTAACTCGATCTTGCTTTGTTTGTTTTGGTTTTGGTTGATTACTGAAAGTATCTAACCATTCCCTTTCAAATTCAATCCTAGCAGCCATAAGGTCTGCTTGGTGTAGAATAAAAGGGAGTGAAGTACGTGGTTTAGTTTCGGGCATATATCCTTTAAGATAAGGTTGGTTTGCCTCATCATATAAACCATCGTGTGTTTTAATAGCAATCCATTCGTTTGTAGTTAATTGGATTCCTGCTTGTTGTAATAAGAATAAACCTCTGTCTGGGACAGTCATATATTCATTTGATGTATTGAAGGTGTACATCTCACCTAAATTTTTCTTCCTCCATTCATCCTTAGATGGAAAAACAGAAGTATGTTCTAAAGAACCAATT